TAATCATAGTTATGTAAATGATGAGTTGTGGAGAGAAAGAGATATGGGTTCTGATAAGGTTCAAAAATTATCTCCAACAGCACTCATACCAATACTAGTAAAAGCAATACAAGAACTTTCAGCAGAGATTGATAAATTAAAAGGATAATATGGCATTAACAAAGATAAATACTAAGCTAATAGCAAATAATACGATTGCGTTAACAAATATCGCAGATAATGCGGTGGACGCAACAAAGATAGCTTCCAATAGTATTCTTACTAGACATATAGATGATGACCAAATAACAGCAGATCAAATAGTAGATGATATAGCATTAGCAGGTAATATTAGTACTACAGGAAACTTTGGAGTAGGTGCAGCTCCGACAAATGGTGGAATTTCAACAGCAGCTAGTCCTGTACTATCAATAAGCGGTACTGTTCCAGAACTCAACTTTGTTGATACTTCTACTAGCGCAAACGATTATTGGATAAGAGTTTCAGACGGACTACAGTTTGGTGAGGCAAGTGATTCAAGAATGTACCTCAAGAATGGTGGAAATTTAGGAATTGGCACGACAAGTCCTGATCAACTACTTCATGTTCATGCAGGAACCGCAGGAAGTGTTTCAGCTAATAGTAATGCGGATTTAGTTATAGAAGATAATGACCATGCTTTTTTACAGTTTTTAACACCTGCTGATAAGGTTGCAGGCTTTTATTTTGGAGATGCAGACGATAATGATGTAGGTTCTATGTTTTATGACCACAATACAAATCATATAGAGGTAAATATTAGTGGAACCCAAGTAATGAAAATTAATTCAAACGGTAATATCAATATTGGAATTGGTGGATCAGGTGGTGATTTAATATTACAACCACTTGCAAAACTTTATTTAGATGCAGGTGGAAATACTTATATACAAGAATCTGCTGGTGATGTAATAGATTTTTATGCTGGTGGTGCTAGAAAATTAAGGATAAATTCAAATGGTCTTATATTTAATACTGATACAGCAGCAGCCAACGCACTTAACGATTACGAAGAAGGCACTTTTACCCCTAGTTGGACAATTGCAGGTGGGGGTAGTGTTAGTGGTGTGACTTCTACAAATGTTGGTACATATACAAAAATTGGTAATATGGTTTTTGTTACGGTTAGGTCGCATTATGTCCAAACAACAGGAAATGTACCAACTTCTTACAGTATGACTTTACCTTTCCAAGCTAAAAACACAGGTGGTATGGCAGGCTCAGGTATAGGTTCAGAACCAGGACAAACAGGAAAAAGTATGTTTGTTAATATTGATGGTAATGGATCTACTTGTACTGTAAAGGCAGAAAATGGTTCCGCACCCCCAGCTAATGCGTACATGGATTTATTTTTTAGCTATGTAGCAGGTTAACATTAAAAAAGCCCGCTTGAAGCGGGCTTTTTATTATCCTTCTTCTGAAGGTTCTTCAGTATCTTCCAACAAAGCAGCTAAATTTGCTTGGAATCCGTTATAAGCCATAGTATGCCTATCTAATTCCTGTTTGCATTTATCCATTTCTTGTTGAACATAGTTTAATTGACCTACAAAATACTGTGCCTGAGGGTCAAGCTCACTAATAATGTATTTTTTGTCATTCAACATTAATACTGGTTCTTGATTTGTGACTTCCGCCATAATCTTCTCCTATTTTATTGGGCAAGCGCCCGTTGCACATTCTTCATCTTCTATCTCTAAGAAAGTATTAGCACTTTCTAAATCAATAGGTAGAAGTCCTTTAGTATAGTTTTCATACTCTTCTTTTGTAACCACTTCTTGTGGTAGGTATAAGTATCCTAAGTCTTTTGCAGTTTTAGTTGGATCATTCCTATAAATAAAACTTACACCGACATAATTATCCCAGTTTTCATACAACCAGTCAATAATACCTTCAACTTCATCAGGACTATAACTAATTGTAGCACTAACATTTTGTTGACACCAATTATTTTGTAATAATTTATATCTTTCTAGTTGTTCGATGGCGGTTTCCAAATTAACTTCCTTAGTACCCTCGCGATCGAATTCCACATCTTCATAAGATACGGGGAAAGTAGCCAAAATGCCCTCTGGATCTGTAGGGTGGTCAAATACATTATAATTAGCACTCCGCAAAGTATCAATAATAGGATCGTGCTTACTGAAATTAACATTGTTAAAAACATATTTCCCAAGAGGCTTGTGCACACCTTCAGTAGTGTCCATGATCTTTGATAATGTTCCTGAAGGTTTGACGGTTGTAACATTTTTTGGCCTGGGAAGATCCAGTTCATCAGCCATACGGTATGCGGCTGACGTTGTGACCCGTTGCATTTGTTTATAGTCATAAGCTCCTAAATTCCTCCTCCTAGCTATTCCTGTCAATCCTACACCACATAAGTGTAAAAACTGATTGTTTAGATGCCAGGCTTCTTGTAGAACTCCATCATTGAGGTCTACACAAGTTTGACGATAATTTGCTCTTGCAACCAACTTTAAAGCCTGTATTAATCCTGCTTGATCTCCTACAAACTTTCCTAAGTCTACTTCTGTTAAATTACAAAAGGTTTTGTTTCCTAATAATATTTCTGCGCAAGGATTAACACCTTTAAACCAAGGTGCTCGTTCTAGTGCTGCTACTCCATTTATGAAGCCAGGCTCAGAACCTCCTGCGTCGCCCATGAGTTGAAATATGTGGGCTAATTGATCTCTTGTTGGCTTGTATCGAAACAGTAAAGAATTATTACTTTGCTGTCTTTGTTCGTTTCCAGTAACCCACCAGTCTTTCTTTGCAACTGCAAAGTCTTCCCATTCGGGTTGTCCGTAATCAAATAGTGCAATTTCAGCACTTCTGCGAGAAGAAAGAACTGTACCAAGCCAGTTAATAATATCTAAAATATCCATTCTTCTTAAAAGATTACCAGCTCTTAGGTTTAATATTTGAGCTATTTCTTGATATGCTTTTCCGATTGCTTCACTCCCAGAGGAAATCCAACCATATCCTTTTAATCTTTCACCCGCAGGTCTAATTTCACTAAAATCAAGTATTAGTGTTTTTGCTGGGTATTTACCCGCTAATAGTTTACCAATACTTCTTGCCCATGCTTCAGCAGAATCACCAACTGAGATAGTCCATACTTGAGTATCAGGATCCCAAGTTTCTATGTTATCTTCTATTCCGCCTTTTTCTGTTCTTTTAGTGTGTATCACTCTAATATCAGAGATGGGTTTGTAAAAACCGTTTAATGTACCTGTGATTGGTTTGAAACCTACTCCACAACCTTGTAATAAAAGCCATAGAACATCTACTACATCATATACTGTTTCTACTATTGTGAATGAGCAGTTAAACATAGAACTTTCTCGTCTACGAGATATTTCTGTATCTCCTAACCATAGAGTTCTACCAGCTACACAAACTTTTCTTTCTATAAGAAGTTGTTGTAGTTCTACTAATTCATTCCATTCTTCATCTGTAAGACGAGTTTCACCTTTTGCTCGTTCCCACAGCCATTTTTGGTGGGCAATTACTCGCCCTACTGTTTGTTCCCAAGTTTCGAACTTAGTTCCCTCTGCATTTAGAGGTCTATTATAAGTCCGTCTTGTAATTACCTGCGCTCTTGTACTAGGCATTGTTTACTCCCGCTAAATGTGTTTTTATTCTTGAGGACAAATCCTCTAAATTCATTCCTGATTCAATTATTGCTTGTTCTGAATAAGACTCTAAATCCATTAACTCTGCGTTGAGCAATAATCTATCAGCGTTTTCGTTTAATTCTTGTATAAATTTATACTTACTATCAATCGGACAAGCATTATAAATATCAAATATGTCTCCATACTGTTCTATTAACTGCTCAGCCCGTTTTGGTCCGACACCTTTGATTCCTGGTATGTTATCTCCTGCATCTCCTGCCAAGCATTTGAATGTAAGAAACATATCCTTATCAAATTTATAGTGTTCGTCCCAGTTATGTACTGTAGTCTCTTTACGAGTTACAGTTGAAAAACGAGATACATCTTCATCTATGAGTAAATCCCAGTCTTTATCTGATGATATTAACCAAATCTCACCTATATCAAATTCTTTTCGTTTTCCTACTATCCATGCGGCTAAATCGTCCGCTTCCAGTCCTTTATGCTTTTCTATTAAATGTCCTTTATCCTGTAATCGTTTAAAGGCATTTGCAAATTCAGCTAAGAACTGCTCGAATTCTTGTTTTTCTGCTTCTGTCTGATCTGCGTATCTATCTTTACGGTTTGCTTTATAATCTGGATATATGTTTTTTCTATAAGTACTGCCACCATCAGCAAGTATTATGATTTTACCACAATTATACGACTTTGCTAGACTTTCTACTGTTCTTACATAATCATTTGTGTAGTAGGGTACTCTTTTATATCTCCAACGAAAAGCAACATTTAATCCGTCAACTATCAATAGATTATTGTTATCTTCCAGCTTCCCTGCGTCTGTAAATTTCATACTAACTCTAATAATTGTTGCACAGCATCTCTTTTATCTTGATTCTCTACTATAATTGATACTTGCGAATCCATTGCTTCAATAACATCTGGGTGTTCACCTATACCAGCAGGGTTATCTAAGTATACCCTTAAGTTTGCTTGTGCTTTTGCTATATTTCCCTCGTAAAAAGTATACAAGGCGTTTAATAATTCTTTGTTCATATTTACTCCAGTCTAGATATATTATCTTCTTTTATAACATCTATCTTCGCAAGTAGCGGGTGTGTCCACCCATGCGATACTATATATGTCTTTAGTTCTTCCTGAAGTAGAATTTCTACTAGCTTTTCCCTGCCGTTATCATCAAGCACAGCTATAACTTCATCAAGAAATAGTGTGTTAATCCGTGAACTAGAAATGCTACTCATTAATTTGCGTATTGCAAGTAGTGTAGATGTATTGACTCTTGCGAGTTCTCCGCTTGATAAAGCTAATATATCTACTATCTTTCCGTTGTCTGTAATCTCTACATTCAACTTATCATTTGTAACTACGAAACTCAAACTGAATCGACCATCAGATAGTTCAGCTAAGTACTCATTCGTAAGTTGTTCAAGGTCTTTTACAAGATTCTCTATCTTGTATGCAAGAAGACCATTCGTGCTGAAAGCTTTTTTAAGTATCTCTAAGTATGTCGCAGTTTCTTCAACTTTAGCCAAACTTCCGACAATTTCTTCAAGCTCTTTCTCCATATTTTCCGTTTGTTCTTGAATTATCTCAAGTCGAGTATTATGGCGTTCCGCCTTCATATTCTCAGATGAGATTTTTTGTATCTCTGCGGAAAGATTTGAGATTTTGGAAGAAAGTTCGTCGATCTTATGGGAAAGTTCTTCTGCATCGAGAAGTGTCTCAGGTAGAGTACTATCCCAACGGCGAATAGCATTTTCGTAGTCTTCATTTAGTGTTTCTGCTTTTCGCACTTTTTCATTTATTTCACGAGCATATTCAATTTCACTCTCTGTCTCCGCAATATGTTTAAGTGATACATCTTTTATCTCATTATACATCTTTGTTATATTTGCATGAACTTCTTTATTTATACTTTGTTCGCAAGTTGGACAACTGTCAGATAAAGTGGATAACTTGTCTAAATGCTTGTTTGCGTGGAGCAAATTGGAATTTACATTCCCAAGTGTCTCCAGTTTAGCGTCAAGATCAATCCGATCACCCTTATAAAGTCTGTCAGGGTTTTGCTCCAGTTCATCTGCCATCATTTTATAATGATTATTGTCTAGAATTTTTTTGTTTTTCTCAGAGATTTTTTCAAAATCGTTTCGTAACTGCCTTAATGTTTTTTCGTCTTCTTCCGAGTAATTTGGTAAATTTTTTATGGGTAGTATATCTATACTCTCCAATTTATTTTCTTCTAACCATTTTACAATTGTGTCAGACTTACTGTCGAGGCGGTTTAACTCAACTTGAATATTTCGTGCTTGTTCCTTAAATATCTCAAAAAACTCTACATACTCATCTAGTTTTAATAATTCAATGAGAAACTTCTTACGATTTGTGTCTGTAGCCGTAAGAAATTGTAAACTCATATTTGTGTTTTGATACACAAGTTGAGTAAAAGTCTTGAAATCTAATCCAAGTAGATTTTGTACTGTTTTGTATGTATTAGTTGCGGTATGAGATGATATGTCTGCACCGTTCTCATAGAGTTTGCACTTGATGTTGCCTTTTCTTACTACATCAATTTCATAAGTATCTTCATCAACATCAAATGTGAGATTTATATGATACCCTTCGTTAATAAAACGATTCTGGATTTCTGCTTTCTTAATTCCCTTTGAATTTTTGTTAAATAAAACTTCTTCGAGTATCAAAGGTATACTCGATTTTCCTTGTCCGTTTGTACCGACAAGTTGTGTAACTGTTGCATCGTTTAGGTCAAGTTTGTTTCCTTCCCCATAACTGAAACAGTTATCCCATTGTAGCGTTTTTAGAGTAATCATTGAATACACCCATAATTTTTTGAATTTTATCTGAAGGTAGGTTAAGAATAGAGGTAAAATATTCTACCAATTCTTCTTCTATCGTCAGGTCTTTTAAATCGAGTGTAGATTCAGTACTTCGTTTTACTACTTTCTTATCCAAGAGTTCAGAGTTCTTAACTGTTGCCAGATCTGCTACATCGCCCTCTATCTCATAGATCGTATGATGATAGTCAGTTGGTATCATTTCAGCTTCAGAACGGATAGTTTTTCGGATAAGTTGAGGTAGATTAAACTCATACCAAGTCCACTTGTTATTTACAGATATTATTAAATATCCTGTTTTGACTAGCTCTCTGTGAAAAGATGTAGTCATTGGGCTGCCTGGATAGACAATGTTTCTTTGTGTATTACTGTGAGCATGAAGATCACCTGCGTATACAACAGGAAAATCATTGAATCTATCCAGATCAACCTCTGGTGTTACATGAGGTGGTATTTCACCTCTTACATGAGTAAAGAGTGGTTTATCTTTATTACAGGCTTCTATTGCGCCTTTCTTGTGTAAGTCTACATAAGGTAATAATGTGCCCCACTCATACTCTGTAGTCGTGTCAATCACTTCAACTAGAGGGTTAACATCTTTAGTTGCCCTCTTTAAGTTTGAGAAGAATGTTTTATTCTTTTTAGTCGCTTCATGGTTGCCATCAAATATATATGTTGGAATGGTAACTCCTTTGACAAAATCAAAATATAGAGTTAGTTCGTCCATCGTAGGCACTCTATCGAATAAGTCTCCACCTATTACATGAATATCGACTGATTTTTCTATCATTCTTATTTCTTCAAAGAATAATTCAAATCGAGTACAAGCCCACGGCAAAGGAACATTCTTCTGCCCTAGCTTTATATGCCAGTCTGCCGTAAATAGTATCATGCTACGAAATCTTCTCCTTCCTGCCAAGAACACCCTGTAAGACCACCCGCACGGAGAGCTTGTAGTGTTCTTAGGACTTCGTCTGCATTTCTACCTGTATCAAGAGCATTAACTGATACATGCTGAATGATATTATCAGGGTCAACAATATAAGTTGCTCTATAACATACACCATTTTGATGATCTATTATTCCTAGATCGTCTGATAGATACAAACCACAGTCTGCAGCTAAAGTATGGTGAATGTTTGCAATCATTTCATTGTCATTTTTCCATGCAAGTTTACAAAACTCATTGTCCCCACTTATGCCAATGACATGAGCATCAGTTTCAACAGCGATTTTATCCATAGCTGCTATCTCTGTTGGACAAATAAAAGTAAAGTCTTTTGGATAGAAATAAATAACTTTCCAATGATAGTTTGGTTTAAATTCCACTTCTATAAATTCATTATTTGAAGCTACTCCCTGTAGAGAGTGATTTGCGGGAAATTCGTTTCCTACTCCGTACATATCACACCCCCTTAAGATAACTTAAATTCTGAACTAATTTCTTCTGGAGCCTCATTACCATCTGGTGTGGTAATTCTTTGAAGCAGTTCTAATTGTGCATCAGCAGTAGGTCTGGGGAGAACATCGTCCATTGAACGAATCTCTGCTATTGCTTCTTGCTCTGCGTCATTGAGAGGTCTGTTTTTGCACTTTAATGCTTGGAGTCTATACTCAACATTAAATGCCATTGGCCCGGTTTTAACTCTTTGAAAGTGTATGTCCCAGCCAGTTTCTACATCAGTAGGATCACCAAGATCTTCTGCTGCAACCATGATTTGTTCCATCAATTTTTTCTTGAGGTTTAATACTTTAACCTTTCCATCAGCTGGATCTATACATTGAATTGCATATGCCCAACCACATTTAATTTCTGGAAAAAAGTCACGGACGTAATCTTTTTCTTTGTTGTTGAAGGTTTCAGTTGCTCTGTCAAAAGACAAACATTCCATAGGAATATTTTTGCCGTTCTCACCTTTAACCCAGTATACATATCTTGGTAGTAGATCACCTACCATACGTACTACATTGTTACCTTCTTTGTATTGAAATTGATCTATTTTGTTTTTTACTGCGCTACCTTGCGCTTGATTAAATTGTATTGCCATTGTTTTTCTCGTTGTTATTTAAGCGTCTTCAAACTTAAAGAATAGAATACCCCTATCCATTGTAAGAAGTCTGTTGTTGTCAAAAACCTCCGCCAGAAAGGGAAGGTCAATTAGTTCTAGTGAGGTATCACCAGTTTGCATATAATGGTTATAATTACGATAAGAAGCTACACCAACATATTCTGCACACTCTCTATTAGTATAGTTTTTTCTTTCTATTAGTAACTTTTTAGGGTTTACAAGAAAACTATACCCTTCAAAACTTTGACCACAGTATTTATATATTGGGTCTTTGTGATTTTGAGGTACTTTAATATTGTAGGTCAACATATGAATTATCTGCAAAACTTGACCTGCGTTGCCTTGAGTTGTTTGTAATATTTTTTCCCAATTATATTTTATCATTATATTATACCAAAAATTAAGTGCCTTGTCAAGTAATATTTTTCGGAGGTGGTTATAAGGTTGATACCTCATACCCTTGTTTAAGGTAATATCCAAGTCGTGCATTTGCTTGGCGTTTTGCGGTATTCCCTATTAGATGTATATCAACTACTGTGGGTTGCTTTTTTCCTTCATAGTTTCTAATAATCCTTCCGATTAATTGTGTGAGCAAAGGCTCGTTATTAACTGGTGTACCGAGTATTAAGCAACTAAGAATATCTAAAGATATACCTTCTGAGAATATACTTTGTGTTCCATACAGTATGTTTTTATCTTCAAATATCTGTTTTATAATATCAGGTCTTTCTTCGTGTGGGATTGCTCCCGTAACACAAACTGCGTCGTCACCAGTAAGCCGCGCGCAAGTTTTTAAGAAGTCTACTCTATCGCTAACCACTAATACTTTATGACCTCGTGCAGCATATGCACTTGCAGTCATTGCGACAGAATTTTGATACTCTGGGTTATAAGCTAATTCATTCACTCTATTAGCCCAAGGTATTGATGATCCGTCCATGAACCTTATTGGTAGTTTTAAAATATCAATTTTTGGTGTCATGAAGTTTTCTTTTGGTGGTTTTAAGACATTATCCCCAAAATAATCTCTGAAAACCACATGTTTACCATCTTTTCTTTGTAATGTTCCTGTTAATCCAATCTTATATCTAGCACAATTTTTATCAACAATTCTTGAAAAAGTTGGACTACTAACGTGATGCATTTCATCTAAAATGATTGTTCCAAACTCCCTTCTAATTTCTGGAACTTTTCTATACAATGTTTGAATATTACCAACTACTACTGGGGTTGATATATCAAACTTACCACTACCTACAATGCCTGGTTGAAAACCAAAGACTTTATTTACTTCTTCTTCCCATTGTTTGCGTAGAGATAAAGTATGAGTTATCACTAGGGTTTTTTGCCCAAGCTTTTCTGCTATTGCCAACCCAGTAAATGTCTTTCCCCAACTTACCCAAGCGTTAATTATAGAACTATCATTTACTTCGTCAAATACTGATTGCTGACTTGGTCGTAATGTTAACTTAAACTTTGGAAACTCTATTGGTTTTTCTACTCTTTTATCTATTATCTCATGATCATGGGGTATTAAATCTTGTCTTCCCGAAGGTATAGCTACTAATCCATTTTTTATAAGTGCCATGTTTTTTATTATAATTGGAGGATCACCATATTTGTATGCTGGAATAGAGTAAGTTAGTTCCTTGTCAATCTTCTGCTGTTGTTGCGGAAGGACATCTAAATAAATTCTATCACTGAGAACAGCTTTCATTATACAAAATCTGGTCCGCTAAACCATTGAACTAAAGAGTGTCTTGTACCACTTTTCATAGGAGTAACTGTATGTAAAAGTATAGAAGGAAATACAATTATAGTTCCTTGTTTATATACTCCTTCGTCCATAGGTAAATTTGTATTACCCCAAATATTTTTTAACAACAAATTACCTCCTGTATAGTTTTCAAGACTTGATAGCTGCACAGAAACACTTAACTTTCTATAGTGGTCAGCTTCTATATCACAGTCTCTGTGGTAATCATAAAAAGCACCATCTGTATAGGTTGCAAACTGTACATCTTCCCTATGGTTTAGAATAAAATTCCAACCAGCTTCCACATTAGCCCTAGCAACATAACTTGCAATCATTTGTTGCAGCCACTCATCTTTTACCCAAGCTACTTGACCTTTTCTCATTTTATGGTCAACACTTTTATCTGCATTTATAGTAGCATCTTCTTGAATTTTTTGTTGTCCTAACTCTATTATTGTAGCACACATTTCTGGGGGTAATGCACTTTCAAAATAATAGTAAGGACACTTAATTACACTTCTCATAAATCGTATTCCTCTAATCTTCTATTCCACAAGTTAATATTTAAAGAACATCTAGTACCTTTGTAGGATTCTACTCTGTGCTGTCTACCTGGACCAAAAATTATTAATCTATTTGTTTTTGGAGTAATTTTAACATCTCTAAACAATAATCTACCCCCATATAAGTTTTCTACTTTAGTATAATAAACTAGACTACATACTGGAAAGGATAGTATTTTATTTATTGCCCATCTATGCTCATCTTTATCATAATGCCAACCACCTGCCATATCTCCTTGAGGTCTAGTATTTAAATGTGTCCACATTTCCATACCTTTTAGTTGTTGAATATCATAATAAGATGAGGCTTTATGCGCTAATAACCAATAATATGTTTCCATATTGTCTCCATACTTATTCCAATTACGCCACTCTCCTTGAGCATCAATGCCTTCAGCTATAAAGTGTAACTCATGTTGATCTCCTTCACTATGAAATACATCATCTAATATTATAATAGGATCCATCATGCTGTCCACGCAACTATTGTAATGTATGTTAGAATGTGTACTAACTGATCTGCACCTGTTATAGACCTTCTAACTCTGTCCGATAGTCCTTTTCTTTTATAAAGCCATTTTGTTTTAAAGTAGTCTTGGTGATAGTGGATAAAAGCATCAAATAACATACAATATATCACTATATCTAATGGTAGAAATAATATCAAACATAAAAAACAAAACACCATATGTGTACTAACATGCTCAAGACTTCCTCTCGATCCATAAATATGTTTGTTTGTAGGTGTAGTCCATAACGGATTAAATAAATAATCTGCCATATAATGTTTTAATGCTAACGCCATCATAAGTGTTGTCGTTGTTGTCATATCTTTCTCCAAGTATCCTTTTTCTGTTCTTCCTGTAAATCATATAATACCCAAGGGACTCCTCGTCTATAAAGAACCCCTGCCCAAGAAGCGTTCTCGGGCAGAGGTCTTTTGAGAGGGAAGGGGAAAGGGCAATTTTTTAACCATAGTTTAGATACTATGTTTTTCTGTTCCACTCTCAAAATCTTATGATATTTTAAATTTACTTTTGTTCTTTTCTGTTTTTCAAAATAAAACCCTACACTATCTATGTAATGTTTTCCTTGATGTTGTAATATTTCTGGTATATCTTCTAGCATATACTTTAATGGGTATAACCCTTTCATTGGTGTTTGTAATCTTCTTTTACCCAAAGTATCTCCTGACATATTAGTATCGTCTAATATTTGATTATCTATAAATAATATACCATCAATTAATTCGATATTATTCGTATGTAATACAAATACAGGAAAAACTACTTTATCATATACCATACTTCTTCTCAAACTTACCCATAGAATAGTCATCACCTATTTCAAAATCACAACCTACTGGGCAGCCTGGAATACTAATTCCTCTGTCTTTTTGTACTTCTTCCAAAACTATTTTAGAGTATTCCTCTACTTTATCTTCTTTCACTTCTGCTAATATTGAGTCGTGAACTAAGGCAAAAATTTTCATATCATTCTGCCAACCGTTTTGTTTAATTCTATTGTGTGTATCAACTGCACCAAGCAAGTTAATATCTGATGCGATTGATTGAACTAAAAAGTTTAGTCCTGATCTCACTTCATGTCCTGCAATACCTGAGTTATCTGATGTAACATTAGGTAATCTTCTTTTTCTTCCAAAGTGAGAGTATATAAATCCGTTATCTCTAATAAACTTTGAAGAACGATCTATCCATGCTCTAAGTTTATGAAACTGTTTGAAGTAATCATCAATAACTTCTTGTGCTTCTGTCTTACTAAAGTATTTGCCACTATCTTTGGTAACTTGTTCAGATATTTTAGCAGCTCCAGCACCGTACATTATTCCGAAAGTAACAGCTTTTGCAGCTTGTCTTTCTGTTGAATAATGCTCTGTAATATCATCAATCTCACCAGGCAGTCCAAAAACTATCTTAGCAATACTACTATGAAAATTACCTCCTGACTTAAATACATTCATAAGTGCTTCATCTTTTGCAAGTACAGCTGCAACATATACTTCTGCGGTAGTTAAATCCATAGCAACTATTTTATTACCTTCTTTTGCTCTGATACAACCCTTTACAATAGGATTATCACGAGGTATCTGTTGCATATTCATTTTACCACTAGAAGATAAACGACCAGAAGTTGTACTGTGTATGTTAAACCCAGTTCTTAATCTTTCATCTCTATCCAACTGTGGAAGAATCTTATCTAGATATGTATTTTTAATTTTTGATTTCTTTCTTATATCTAATATATGTTGTGGTATCTCATGCTTTTCTGCTAGTTTACCCAAAACCTCTGCATCGGTAGAGTGTGCACCTGTTCCTGTTTTCTTTCCTGTAGGTTTTAATCCTACAAAATCAAATAAAAGTTCTCGAAGCTGTACTGTGCTGTTAGGGTTGAATTCTTTTCCTTTAATTCTTTCAAAAGTTTTAACTGCATCAAACTCATACAAAGCATCTACAGCTTCGTCAATATCTTCTTGCATCAATGCTCTACTCTTTTCTAGTCTCTCTGAGTCAAAAGGTACTCCAATGTCTTGAACATCAGTAAGAAATCTACAAGCTGGTATTAGTATATTTTCATATACATTATATAGTTTATTATTATTTTTTACTGCTGGATATAGTTTTTCAAAAACCAATAGAGTTACTACTGCGTCCATTGCAGCATATACTTTCATAACATCAAAGGGAATAGTATCCCAAGTAAAGTCAGCTTTTAATACCCTGTGTGCTTTTTTATATCCTTCTATCCACTCATACATTGGTTTTTCATAATCACCATATGCAGTAAATTTCATAGCAAGATCTTTTAGTCCGTGTGTTCCAGGCTGTTCTTCTAAACAGTAATGTAGTAGCATGGTATCTTCAAATCTAGGAAAATTAAAACCAAAGTGATACTCTAACATAGCTAAATCAAACTTTGCATTATGAAATACTACTATCTTTTGATTAAACAGAGTTTGAAAAAGTTCTTCTGCTTTTTCATCAATACAATCAGTATTTATGTATGCGCCATGATCTTTTTCATAAGACATACTAATACCTAATACATACCCATCTCGTGGATATAATCCTGTTGTTTCTGTATCTACTGCCACCCATTGATTGTCGTGATCTATTGCATTTTGTAAAAACTTGTGCAATTCTTCTGTTTCAGTAATACCATAACACTTATCCTCTGACAATTTTTCTAGTTTTAGTTCTCCTGAAATATACTTAACTACATTACTTTTACTTTCGTCCCACAGTGGTTTTGCCTCTGGTTTAAAGGCAAGCATAGCAGGATTTATTACAGGTAAAAACTTATCATCTACACATCTACCACTATATTGTGTTATAGATGTTTCTTTTGTGTAATATTTTAATGCCTCTGATCCGACCAGTATTATCCAGTCGTATTCATCAATGTTAATATCTATATCAACATCTCGTTTTAATACTTTCTTTTTAGTTGCATCAGAACATAAGGCATATCTATCAAACTCTAATGAGTTATCAAATCTTCCTATAAAATCTGTTCTAGATGGTTTACTTTCTATTAGTGCTATTTTAGCCATATAATCTTTCCCCTAAATTCTTTACTTGTTGTTCTACTAGACTGCCCGGGTCTACATTTTGTCCTAAATTTACATTTCTGGTGATAAGTCCTGCTCTTTCTGCTAATATTTTTACATTCTCCGCAGCTTTTTGACCAGCATCATCTCCATCAAATATTATGTCTACTCCCATTATGTCTTGCATTTTGAGAATACTAAGTTTATCTGCATCTACATTGTTTGTTCCGAAACAACATATTGCATTAGATAAACCCTTGTCGAAAAGATTTATCATATCAAAAATCCCTTCGACAAGGATTGCTCTACCTTTTATAGGTTTTATACTAGAGGGGTACAAAGGAAGTGTAGCTTGTGGAGGATAGATCATGTACTTTAGTTTTTCACTAAATGTCATATGTCTTCCGTTAAAAGCTACGATCTTCCCTGTAATATCACGGATAGGAAATACTACTCTGCCCACAAACTGTGTTTCGTGATGTAGAAAAGCATCAAAGTGTTTGTAAGTTTCTGGTTTAATACTTCTCCAGTTACCCACATAAGGTGTGTGTCCTTTTGGAAAAGGTAAACCTACACTAGAAGATCTTTTCTGTTCTATTGCATCTGTAAGTTTTTGTCTTCTTATATCTAAATAATTTGAAGGAGCTCCAAATAGTTTAAATATATTTCCCTTAAAACCACAAGAAAAACAGTTGTAAACACCTGTAATATTATCTATTCTCATACTAGGATTTTTGTCCTCATGATCTGGGTTCAAACACTTAACTAGATAATCTCTTCCCGAGATTTTGAAGTCAAGTTTTCTTTCCTGTAATAAATCAACTACTTTCAATTACTATCCCCGTCAGTATTATTATTACCCAAAGAGCCCACAGTAGATGTGTGTTTATCATGCTCCCACTCCAGTTCTTCGCCTATATCTTCAAATTCCGTCATCATAGTTCCACTCCCATCAGCCACGTGCTCGTAGTATAGGCTTTTAAATACGAGTTCTTGTAACTGGAACCAAATGGCGATTGCTTTGCTTCGAAATGCTTCATCACCCCATAAATAAAAAATATTATGATAATCTTGAAGAAATCTATGCACGATTATGCTTTCATTCCATGTATTATCAATATTTTCTTTTATGTGCAAAGCGGCTCTTATTCTTTGGCTTCCTGCCAAAGGATACCAATTTCTCATAGTTAAATGTGGGTTATGTATTCCTTCTTTGAATATACTCTCCACTAACTTGTGATTTACTGGTACATTTCTAATATTTTCTTTTACTGTTGGTTGTTTCAACAAGAAATCAGTAGTAGTGTCCACTATCTCAAAAGGTGGCACAGCTACTAGTCTTGCAGACTTTTTACCTATTCTATCACTCGCCATCTAACAGCTCCATCATATCCGTATAGCCACCCACATGAGTGCCATCTACTATTATTTGTGGAAATGTTTTAGCGTGTGGAAACTTAGTTAACATCAGGTCTAGTTGGAAATCTTTTCCCATTTGATAATATTCATAATCAAAACCTCTCTGTTCACAGACCATTTTTGCTCTTTCACAGAAAGGACAATGTTCTTTTCCATATATAACAACTTTCATAATTTTTCCTCGTTTATTCCGTAATCATCTATCAAGTGTTGTATACTTGCTAGATCATATGCTTTTTTAAATGTGTGAGACTTAAATCTTCTTATGCCAGGCCACCAAGATATCCACATACCTTCTTGCCACTCTATTGGTACATAATACTGTATTCGATATCCTTTAACTCCCTCTGCTTTACATCGTGGAGAGTTTCCTTCCTCTAGAATTATACCAGCTTTTCCTCCTTTAGCATCTGGGTGACTATCATTAAACCAAACCCACTCTCCTACTTCGAATTCATACTTTAAAGTCTCGTCTGGTGGTATGAAAGTTTCTCCCTGTGCAACTTTTGTTGGAACCCCTATTCTATCTAAGTTTCCTTTTACAAAACCAGGAGAGCGAAACATTTGTTTAGCAATAGTACTTACAGGGGTACCTGTAAGGTATCCCATAATCATTTCTTGTAGTTCTTCTTTTGAAGCAGGTTTGCCTCTATTTTTATCCATGCGTCTTTTTCTATATGCCTGTTCTTCATGGTGATTCTCTATTATTTTATTTAGTCTGGTAGTATTATAACTAATATTAAGCATCTCACAAGCTTCTTTTTTAGTTATAGGTTTTTCACTATCCAAAGCGTCTATTACTCTTTGGACATTTTTACTATCTAGTTTTTCGTATGATTTCTTTTTAATTGCCACTTATATCGCCTCATGTATATCTTCACCTGTACTCAGGCTGTCTTTAATTGATTCTCTTTCTTGCGGATTCATTGTGGATTGAGGGCCGATCTTTAATGTATCCCAATCCATTACGCTTGTGAATCCTTCCATCTTCGCAGCTCTCATCTTAGTGCAGTTGAATGTTATACATTCATCTTCTGGTGACCAAGTTTCCAATGTGAAAGCTGCATCAGCCGCATCAAGAATACCTTTTGCAAATCTTGCCTCTCCAGTATTATCTGTTTGATATGGAGAGAATACTGGTATTTCGTATTCTTGTGCAATACTTTTTAAAGTTTTACTAACTTCAATTTGTTCTGTCCAGTCATACTGTCCCGAACGATTAGGTGCGTTGTGGCGTCGTACTTGATTTAGATAATCTACTATGATAACTCCAACATTAGTTTGACTTACCTTTGATTCTAGTTCTTGGCGAATTCTAGAAAGACTTAGTAGAGGATCGTATACCACATCTAATTGTCGATCTTTAGTGAGCTTTAGTTTTGATAACTTTGTATGGAACTTATCAAAGTCTCTATTTTCATAGTATTCTGGTAGTAATTCCTGTCCACCATCGAAACGACCTGCCCACCACTCAGCGACTCTATTCCATTCATTCTCTGCCAAGTTTCGAGTTATAAGTCTGCCTACTGGAACTCTAGTTCCTAGTGCGCACATTCGTTGTAATATGGATCGACTATCCATTTCAATAGTGAAATATATAGAACTTCTGCCCTGATCATAAACATTCGTTGCAATATTCACGCAAGTGAATGTTTTACCAGCTCCTCTACGACCACCAACAAGCACCAAGTCTCTGGGAGAGAACTTCATTTTTTGATCGTAGTCCTGATTTAAACCAAGAGGTAAATATTTTTTAATATCATCTTGAGATTCAAATAGGTTTATTACTTGCATATTTTCTTCGGGTGGCTTAAGGTCAACCTTATCGCCAACATCTAAGACTATCTGTTGTAATGCTTCAACATTTTCTTCAGCAGAAGAAATAGCGACAGTCTTCTCAATAAATCCATCTAATTCATCTAGGATTTCTACTTGTGTGTATTCATTTTTCAGATACTCTAATAATACCCATGCATCTACATCTACCTCAACAGCTTCAATAGCAAATACTTTTTCTTGCAAATTTCTATCTCTAATAGAAAGTTTTAAGTCCTCAAAAGTTGGTAGCTTTGTAAATTTTTTAGTATGGGAAGCTATTACACGATGAAGTGCTTGATACTCTGCTGATAGGTAATTTTCCCGTAGATTACCCCATGTATCATGGTCTTCTTGTGTAATTATTTGTTTTAGTAATGCCGAAGCAAGGTTCAAGTTCTATCTCCCAGATAAAAAAGGCAAGAAGGATTCCGCGTAGGACGCGACACCTTCCTGCCTAATTATGAAACTTAGCTAGAAGCTTTTTCTTTTCTAGCAGCGCCATCGTAGTCTGCGCAAGTAAGACCACGTCTTGTCAACATAGTTTTTACGCCTCGTACGGTTTTGCCAATTTCATCAGCGATGTCTGCAACATTCATGTTTTCAACATCTACTTCAGACAAAGGATCAGCTTTACTAGAGCCTTTTGTTTCCTTTTGTCTAGGAATGGCGTTAATATCACCAGACCTTAACAAGCTAAGAGCTTTTCCTCGAATAGAGTTTACAGTCTTGCCAAGTGCTTCTGCGATTTCTTCAACAAATGCACCATCATTTACCATAGTAGTAAATGTAGCTTCTTCTTCGGGAGAGTAAGTTCTGACTGATTGAGGTTTCTCAGCTGGTTTAACATGGGAAGTTAATTCCATAGAAAGAATTTTCCCTTGTATTGATTTTGCAGAAAATTCACCGCCTTCAAAAGAAGAAGCGATATCTGCGTAAGTGTACTGACCGCTGTTGTCAGTAACGAATTGAGATAGAGTAGCTTCTTGTTCTTCAGAAAAAGTTCTGTGAGAAACTGAAGATGCTAATTCTACTTCATAACCCATTTTTCTTAGCTTACTAGAAACTGAACGAGTTGAAGTTTCGAGTTCTTCAGCTGCGTTAGCAACAGTTGCTTGAGAAATTGGGCTTTCTGAACCTATAAAGTCAACTAGACTTTGGGTTCTTTCATCTGTCCATTTAGGTAATGCCATGGTTGTCTCCGATTATTTCATTTAGGTTTGTTATTATTGTTACGCCCCTTTCTTGGGCTGTTCTTGTTTTTGCGGATTCGATTCCGCTTTCGTTAACTAGAATATTTACATCTTTAGTTAAACTACTTTTCACGAGATAGCCCTGTTGTTCTAATACTTTCTTTGCGGCTGCCTTTGTAGAGTAGCTTTTTAGCTTACCTGATATACATACTATGCCTTTGTCTGCACTTTTAGATTCAATCTTGGTAAGCTGTTGCCATCTAAAAGGTAATCTATCATAGCCATCAGTAAAATCTTCTATTAACCAATTTAGTAAGTTATCTGTAGCTTTCGGACCTAGACCAGCTTCTTTGCATTTGTCTTCATCTATATCGTTAATGTTTCTTATTAGTGAACAAATTTTAGCTGAAGCCGTCTTTCCGATAAGTTTAATTGAAAAAGCAGGTAGTAAATCTACTAAATCAGTATTTTTACTATTCTCTATTTCTCTGAATAACTTTACTGCTAGTTTCTCGGAGTTTAATGCATCTATCATCATTTCCAAAGGAATCTGGTATAAATCATGTATACTAGAAACCTCAAGTTTTTCAATAGTGCGAGGGCCGAGTCCCTTAATTTTGAGTGTTTTTGCAAAATGCTCAATCATTTTATGAGTCTTACCACCACAAGTGTTAGACTTACAAAAGAGTTGATCTTTTTCCCATTCTAATATCGAGCCACAAGCTGGACAATTAGCGGGGGGATAAATTTGTTGCATAGTCATTCTCATTTTTTATATACATATATTATATCAAAAATCAGGTGCCATGTCAAGAATTATTTTTTGGAAAGTCCCGAAGAATGAGCGAAGTAATTTCGAAACACTCTGTATGACCTCCAAACTTAACTTTTGGCACAAATTTTTCATGTTTATATTTTTCATGTAGTTCTTGTTCTTTTTTCCATACATTATAAAGCGTATCGTGGTATGTTCTTTGAATCCTAACTTCATAACCTTTAAAGCCACGACTACGCTTTATAATGTGCCTCCAGTCCTTGCCAGAGGCTATGCCTACTTTGATACACTCCCTAGCCCAAGATTTTTTATTGACTAGGACTACTCCGTATAAGACACCATCTCTTTCTCTTTCGTCTGGATAGTTATCAAAGTAGGTTTGATTATATATTCCGCCTGCCATTACTGATTTTCAAACCAGTTGTAAACCGCATCATCTATCCACTCGCTAGGAACCTGCCCATCTAATGCTTTTAGTGGTTCATGCCAGTCAAAATCTTCTGGGAAGTCTTCCCAACCTATTTCATCTAATAATAGTTGATTAAGATCCTCGCCTTCCAATTCTTCGTAGGAACTGAGTCCTTCATCGTCTGACCAAGCAACTCCTATGAAATTACGAAACTCATCTTCATAAGTCATTCTAAGTTCTTGTCCTAAGAACTTGCCAAGATGTTCTAACATTGGTATTGGTGGTGACCAAGCTGAATAACCTGTTAAATAACTTTCATCTGCATCTTCAAGGTTAACCCATTTTGCACCGCAGTTATCTACGTGCCAGTTCCAAGAATCTTTAGGCCAACCCTCTGCATCTACTTTTTCGTCTTTCATAGCTTCTTGCATAAAAGGTTGGTAGCATACATTTGCAAGTTCTGTAAACTCAAAAGGCCCATTACCATAGTCTCTTGTTACTGTTTCCTCTTTGAAACAGTTTTCCATTGGTTCGTCTGATGTTATATTAAAATATACATGATTTGCCATTTTATTTCCCCTTAATAATTTTTTCTATTCTACTTATTCTTAAATAATATAGACCAATATGATACCACAAAGAACTAACGTATGCCATTAGAAATATAATCTACCAGCTATTTTTCCTAAACAATTCTCTGATCCACAATTACAATCAAAAGGTTCTGCCATTAAATCTTCTGTTGAATTATAATTGAAAGTAATTTCTTGTCCTGCAAAAATAGGTTTATTTGCTACTACTACAGGTTTTGGATTTGATATTATCATGCTTGTTAAAGTTCCCTTTACACCAACATAAGAAGGAACATATTGTTTTTTAAAAGACATATCTTGTAGCTGAATTAGTATAGATGCATTAGGATCACAACTATGATTTAAGTATCCGCCTATCGCACTATCCAAATGTTTTTCTCCAATTTGAATACTGTGTCTTGTAGGTTTGTGTCTCCAAGTTCCTTCTAATTCATGTATTAACTGTCCTTCTGAAAAATCTTCTTTTGCATACACACCATAAAATATCCTGTCTACGACAGGGGCAGGGTAATTACCATCATAATTTAAATCAGTAATCTTGGCTTGTTCTAATCCAAAGTCCTTTTCTTTTATCCCATTAAAATTATGATCTACTGGTTTTACTTCTACTTTTAATTTCATGTTATTCCTGCTAATGAGTTTACTATTCCTGTAGCTAATATAAAACAAGCTACTACATTTAATACTAATATGGCTTTGTCTTTCCACATTATTCCTATCGCTATCCAACCTGCGCAACCTATAAAAGAAAGACACATATCAGCAAAAGGAAACTCTCCAGTTGATCTCAAAACCATAGCCATTAAAATAATGGCAGAAGAACCCCACTTTATGTACCAATCTTTAGTTAATTTAGGTGTTTTAAATTTAGTGGTCATATATTTCTCTGTCTGCTAGTGCTTGTATGCTTTCGTCTTCTTCAAACATTTGTCTGAAAATATCTATTGTAGGTATCATATGTTCCATAGGACAATAATCTCGTATAAATACTTTGTATGCTCTATATAACTGTTCTTCCGTGTAAAGCAAAAGCATTAGTATATTCTCCTTACTATTCGTGGTATAATTTCACCACTTCGTATTACTTCCACTTTACAACCAATTTCTAACTTTAGTCCTTCAATGTATGCCATATTGTGTAAAGTTGCTTTACTAACAGTAGCACCATCTATTTCAACAGGGTCTAGAATTCCTACTGGAGAAACTACTCCAGATTTACCTAGTTGCCATACTACATCAACTAAATTGGTTTCTACACCTTTTTGTATCCTTTTTAAAGCATAAGAACCTTTCGGGTGGTGTGATGTATAACCCCAAACTTCAAACTGTTGGTGATTATCTATTCTACAAACCATGCCGTCTGTAGGGTATTCATGCCATTCTTCTTGTGTGATTACATCAAAACCAGATAGTTTTAATACTTCTAATTCTTCTGTCCAATACTCTTTTGTGAAAGGTTGTGCTGCATAAGCTATAAAGCGTAAATCTCTGTTTTGAAACTCAGCATCATCTTTTAGATTTAAAGCACCTGCAGCATAATTTCTAGCATTTTTTATACTTGATGGTGCTACAACTTCTCCAGTTATTTGAACTATACCTTTATAACTACATTGTTTTGGTACTATATGTCGTAGATTGTGTGTTATATCTACTCCCTTCTTACCATCTCCTCTAGTCAATCCTAATACAAACTCACCATCATAATAGTTTAAAGATACAGCAGCTCCGTCAAGTTTTGGAGTCCATACCACTTTGCCTGTATATAATTTTAAAGGATTTTTTTCTTCATGTTCATTCTCGAACACTTTTTGAAGTGAATACATACGATACACATGAGCTACTCTATTATTATCAGCACTATAACCAACTTCTGTAAAGTTTACAGAAGCGGCTAAAAGGTCAAATTCTTCATCTGACAGAAAAGACTCACCATTGTAATAAGCCACTGCTGCTTCTTTTAATAGATGTTTTACTTTATCACTCATTGTCTACTCCCACATTAAATCCATAATCCACTCTGGTGTTTCTCTGTGTTTCCAGTTCCATATGTGGTTTTTATCTTCGTAATAGTATTTTCTGTATGCTTTGATTGCGTCTTCGTTTTTATACTCATCTGGCATTGCTTGAGCAAAAGGGGTAAGTCCCTTGCGAGGCAAATCAATATCAGGTAATTTAAGAATTACCTCATCTACAGACTTATGCGACTTGCCATACCTATACCCATACTCATCATTAAGTGCTAATGATAGACAATATAACCACTCGTAGTTATCAAGTGATTGTCTTACCCATATCGTGCAAGGGTGATTTTCCATTGTAGGTAGATACGGAAAAGGTCTGGGCTCCTCCTTCTTTACTGTTTTAAGTATAGCTCTTTCGTCTGCATTGATTTTGCGTGGGACATACCCCAAATACTTCTGAATCCAATGAGTCGTGCATAACATCTGCGCAGACTCAAGAGGCATCTTCACTATGTGTTTGTCCAAGTGATACTCCGCGCATTTGTCAATATCGTTGTCTAATATAAAAATATTCATAATGAATATTATATCAAACTTTTGGGGTTGTGTCAAGTAATATTTTTAGTTAAGGTAAATTTTATCTAAAATATCTTTGAAGTGAGTTTCGAGAATATCTTTAGCTTCTGCTAGGGATATTATTTCGACCAAACCCTCGAACAAGGATTTAGAGTTTTCAAAATCCAGAGACATAGCTACACCATCTTTGGAAGGTTTAAATTCTCCTTCAAAGTCAAGGTAATACTTTCTCAAGTGTAGATATTCTACGCCTCTGAATTCATTAATAGTTAATCTTATCTGTTCGGTTCCACCTTCGTTTTCTGATATTATTTTTTCGTATACTTCTGGTGCTTCATGTATTTTCATCGCTTGTTCCTCAGTATAGATTGTAGAGGAACAATGTGAGTTACATTAGCTGGTCTTAAAAGTCTGTAAGAGTCTGTATCCCAACAAAATAACAATACTGTATCTTGTGTTTCCTTTGCTCTATTCTTTTTAGACTGTATATATTTATTATCAAAATCTAATGTGCAAACATTGTATTTTAACTTTCTAGAATTGGTACTTCTATAAGTTATTACGGCATCGCCGTATTCTCGGACTAAGTCCTTGAATTTTTGTTTTTCCACTTAAATACTCCATTACATCAAGAAAACTCTTTCTGCTGTAATGGATCGTATTTAATTGTTTAGACTGTTAACTATTCCAGTTAGGTAAACTGCTGCTTTACCAGTCAGTTTAGAAATGATACTATCATCTACTTCCTGTCCAGCGTCTGAGATTGCACTTGCTAATGCTTCTTGAGCATCTGCTTTGCTTACTCTGCCGCCGCCAGATCCGTTAGATTTAGAACCACCACTTGCTGGTGTTTTCTTAACATATACACCTGCTCGTGTTAAAATCATTCTGACGCCATTAGGACTTTCGTTTAATTCGTCAGCGATTTCTTTAACCACTTCCATACTTGTTTCTGGAGTTGGTTCCGCTGCAGTATACATTTCTACAGCTTCTGCTTTGCTTTCATCTGTCCAAGCCACTTTTCTTCTCCGTTTTGAGCCTTTAAATCCAGCACAAGTGCCGTATTTGTCCAGCTGTTGTTGATAAAATCTATCGCCCATTGCGATTCCCCTTTCCATTTTTTATAATTTATTATAACAAAAATGTAAGGGCGTTGTCAAGAATTATTTTTTGTCTGAACCAAGTGATTTTACATATGCCTTTACCCATAGGTCTCTTTTATCATCACTTAATATAAGTCCTAAGCCTATAATGGGCAAGAATATGTTTATGCTAATTGAATACACTAAAAAGTGTAAAAATGGTTGTCGTAACATGAGATGTCTTGGTTGAGTTCTTTCCAACAACCAAACTATTCTACTCCATGTTCTTCCTACTGACAGTATCCACATTGAACTCCAACCAGCTAAAATCCATTGCCAAACGGGCACTTCTGATAATTCCATAAAATTCCTTCATACTTGCCCTTTCTGTTAAAATTTCTTGTTTCCTTCCTGCTGTTCTATTGTGTGTAATAATATAATAGCATAATGTACGATTTTAAATAAATCATACTCCTTGTCTTCAAAGTTCTTTCCTTTTCTGCCAAAGCGTTGCGCATACTTAATTATGTTTCCTAAACAAAATCCTTCTGCTAATCCTTGATCTGCTATAAATTCCGTAGCTTGTATGCGTCCTTGAGCATAATGGGCAGAGTAAGTTTCGCTAATGTACTCCATTACTCTACCCATTGTTTGTTTCTCGTTAAAAGTCCAAATAGGTTTTTGAGAGTTATTTTCAGCCACGAATGCTTTCCCTTTTAGGACATCTTCTTTTATTAAAAAGATAGGCAACAGCGTCGTTAGCTTCTTTACCATTTAATCTTCCATCGTTGTTTTTATCAGCGTGTTCAAATGTTCCCGCTTTAACTACACAACCTGAAAGAGTTATTTCTCTTTTTAAAATAAAACCATCATCATCGAGGTCAAATCTGTCCATATACTTATTTGCAAAAGCATTAGGAGCGAATAATAGTGTTAGCACTATGAGTTTTTTCATTTTTATTCTCTATAAAATACCAAAGATTCTAAATGTGTCCCACAATACATAAACAAAACAAAGCCAAAATCCCTTTTTATAGAAATCAAACTGTTCTTCTTTATTCATCGTGTGTCTTTAGTTGCTTGCAAGTTAGATCGTGGTGTAATACCTTTATTCTATCACTTGCTGTGTTAGTTAATATAAATGGAAAAATGCCATGTATTAGTATAACTATACTTAGCCCTATAAATAAACAACAATACTTTATAGTGCACCATAGATGCTCCCAATAAGTTTCACCAACTTCGTTTAGATGATTAAAGTTCATGTCAAATAAATAGATTTTGCATTAGCTCTATTTTGATACTGTTCCCAAAGCCATTTCGTATGTTTATCGAAATACACTTCAAAAGTCTCGTAAGGTCTTTGACCGTGTCTATGTCTTTCTAAACAGTTTTCATCATATAAAGACCTGCACCAAGTCGTAAATTCTTTGTTGTTTTTTAAATTTTCCATTATTATATTATACTAAAATTTGAGAACTTTGTCAAGAACTATTTTTTGCTTGTTCAATAAAGTTCTTTTCATTAAAGCTCGCAAACAAAGTAAACCTATAACTAGGCGCTATATGTGATGATGGTCTTATAGTGTGTGGGATTTTTCCGTCAAAAAACACTATTCTTCCAGGCTTAAACAAACTAGTGTATTCTACTTCTGTTCCTAAGTCGTTAAAGAACAGAGTTTCTCCATAATACTCAGGCTTCCACTCCATATTAATGTAGTAGAGTAGTGTATATTTTTGAGGGTGGGTGTGTTGAAATTGTATTGAGGAAGGAACAGCTAAATTGATTGTAGCAGATACAAAACTTAATTCTTTCAATTTATTTCTGAGTTCGTGGTTTTGTATCTCATTAACCAAATTTAACTGTTCCCATGATTCTTTTTTCACCGAATGGTGTAAGCAAGGATACTGTCTATGTTCAAAGACAGAACTGTCGTCCCAACCTATATTATAGTTGGCAGTTATAGCCATTAGGTAAATATCTGACCTAATGTCTTCGGCTAAACAATTATCGTATATATCGATCATCTACATTATTATCCAAATACATATAGACGTCGCCAACTGTTAATAGTTTCTCCGCCTGATCATCTGGTATTTCAATACCAAATTCATCTTCTAGTTCTAATACTAATTCAACTGTATCTAGTGAATCAGCTCCTAAATCATTGATAAAGTGGCTTTCTAACTTAATATCCATTGAGTCAATGCCCAAAGAGGCAGCTACCATATCAATCAATTTTTCCTGCAAAGTCATTTTAGTTCCTTACTTTTGTCCTGCTGTTGGGGCTTTGTGGGTTCCAGCATATAAGCCAAACCAAGCTGCACCAGCACCGACGATTATACTAATCAACCCTGATTGTTCAAGGGTTGGTTCGGGGAGTTCCATAAACCATATTGTTGAGTAGTAAAGTAAAAAAATGTAAACACTTAGGAACATTCTAGGGAATATCCTCCAACTGTCTATCATTTGTGCTAACCAGATACCTCGCTGCCAGGGGTTCTCTGGTTCTGCTTTCATTTCCATCTCTAAAATTTTTGCCTTTAGTCGTCCTATTTCGTCAACCATTGACATAAACTTCTGGAGATCGATCTCTACTTCATTACGGCTCATGTCTCCTTGAAAGCGATCCATATCCGCCATGTTTTTCTCCCGAAAAGCTCTTACGAGCTACTTATTCATATCTTTTATGAATTTATATTTTGGATCATCTATATCTATAGGTTCAATATCTATCACATAAGGTTGTTTTCCACTCCCTACAAGAGAGCCTAACGTGAGTTTATCTTTATTATCCCACTCACAAATGATCTCAATTTTGTAAAGCTGTTTTTTCATTTTATCTAGTTCTCTATTAACTATCTTTTCCAAATCTTCTACATCTGGCATCATATCCCAATCGTCTAAATTTAATTGTTCCATATCTTTTTCCATAACCATCTTAATATACCTTTTCTTTTTTTCTTTTTGGTATTAAATTTTATTTTTGGGTGAAACCACAATGTTTTATCTTTATCATCTAACATTCATTACAACACTCATCAGTTCCACACTCTGTATGAGCCTGGGCTTCTAACATAGTAAATGCTTCTGCTATGTATTCTTCCAAAGTCATTCCTCTTTTTTCTGCGTGTTGACCACACATCATTATAAAATCGTCAGGAACTTCTAAGTCTTTCCCTTTGTATTTAAGTAACATCTTATAGACCTGCGAACATATCGGCTTCTGCTTGTCTACGCCTTGTTAATCCTTCTAATTCTTTTCCGCCCGCTTTATTCCATCTTAGCATCTGTGCGGGAACTTCATCATATTTGCCTTCATTTAAAACTCTCAACATAGTTGAACTTTTTAAGTTGGAAGGTCCGAGGTTATATGTCCATGATACTAACGCATCAAATTGATGTTGATGTAAAGGAACTGTAACTAGTTCATTCACATAGCTTTCATACTCCTTTAATTCTTCTTTCAACATCTGTTCGCCTTCTGCTGACGATATAACCATATTTGGAACTACACCTTTAGTGTGTCCATATCCAATAGTCCAGACCCCAACTGCGTCTTGATACGCGTGTGATCTAAACCCTTCAAATTCTCTTATTAAGTCTGTGCCTTTATTGCTTATATACATATGTATTCCTATTAGTAATACGACTAATGCTAACAGTATCCATTTCAGTTTAATACTGATAGCAGGTTTATCCCCCAGTAATCACGAAAGTAGCACTAGCAGCGCAAGCGGCTATAAATAGAATTAGTGCATAAAATATTAAATTTTTCATGATTAAAGTCCTGTAAATAAAGAGGGCTGCGTTAACCCCGTATGCCCTCTCTATCTTCTTAAAGTTAATTAATATTAATAAACTTCGGTTTTTCTTCGTCTGGAACTTCGACATTTAGTTTTATTACTAATAATCCGTTTTCCATTGAAGCATCTTTTATCTTAACATATTCGCCAAGAGTAAAGATTCTACGAAAGTTTTTACTCGAAATGCCTTTGAATATGAACTTTTCATCATCAGCTAGATTATCTTTGCCTTTACCTTCAATAGTAAGAGTTCTGTCATCTTGCTTTACACTAATGTTGCTCTTATCCCAGCCAGCTAAATCCATTTCGATTCTATACTGTTCTTCGCCATTCTTAATTATGTTATAGCGAGGATAGTTTCCTGCTGTGCCGTGATTGGCAAGTTCATGTTTCATTCGGTCAAAACCGAGAAATAGCCTGTCAAAGTCGGCTAGACTTCCTAATGTGTTTACCATCATTTTTCTCCTTGCACCCTTATCGGAATGCGCTTTTGCTCCCTTATCGGTAAGCGTTAATATCATCTGACAAAAAAACCCGACCACTGGTGGAAAGTGGTGCTCCAACCTCGCCCTCGGAAAGTGTGTTTCCTACTCGTGCCAGACATAAAGAAGTCGGTTTTGTTATTGCGGTCCGACTAGCTTCCGCTAATTGAATAAATTCCAATTCATTATTTATTATATCAAAATATGACCACCTTGTCAAGAACTATTTTTCAGTCGTCATCGAGATCAATGTAGCCTTTCTCTTCAAAATAGTCTATCGTGTCTGACATACCTCTATGCTTACCAAGATCCCACGCAGTAATAACTGCCCAACCTAGAAAACAAAGATAGATAATGTCTATTTGTGTTTGAGTAAATTCCATAATAGTTCCTTTTAATTGTTGCCCAATCCCAAGTTTCTATTTACCAATATCTTTGATGTTCTCTTTCGAGATTACTTGATATCCGCCTTTGTTGTATGCAACAGCTACAGTATATCGTTTTGATACTTCGTTTTTATACTGCGTATCTTTCTGCGGAATATACTGTGTGCCGTTTAGTGATGGATATTTCTCCTGCTCTGCTTTTATTCTAGCAAGACGCTCCTTCATTTCCGCACTCTGTTTTAGTGGCTTTGCAGACACTTGTCGTTTGCTGGTGCGTTTCGTTTTGCGTTTTCGTCCACAAGGACTGTAGTTGATACTTCCTTTCACTAGCATAATATTTCTCCTAATATTTCATATATTATAACAAATATTCAGCGCGAAGTCAAGAAATATTCCTAACACCCCCGAAAATAGTTCTTGACAAATACTGTTTATTTTGATATAATATCTGTATGAAAAATAAATGGACAGACCGACAAGTAGACTTACTCAAGAGATTCTATGGTGAAATCACCATAGACGAACTCTGCATCATGCTAGAAAAGTCCAAGTCCGCTATCTATAGCAAAGTCCATTATCTAAGAAAGAGAGGCTGGACATTCAAATGAATTTCGACAGAAAAATGCGAACATTTCGAAGGAGAGTACAACGCTCTGGTGTGTTAGAAGAATATCGAAATCGTATGCATTATGTCAAACCAACGACACGAAGAAGAAACGCTCTTAACGCTGCAAAACGCAGAGAATACCGCCGCAGAATGGAAGATCAACTTCCTTCTCGTACAAATAGACTATACTAGCAGTAAAAAAGTCGACACTCATAAGCAAAAATAAAATATTTTATCATCAACTGAACCCAGCAAAACTCAGCGGGCAAATAGGTGAGAAAAATGATTCTTGCGTTTTTGTTAAAAGTATGTTATAATATTAGATATTATTTGATAGCAATCAAGATATTGCAGTTTATACAATCAACAAAAGAGTATCGCAATTAAAGTTCTTTACGGGAGCGAAGCGGGAGTAAAGAATCTTTTAATTCCGATATCTCGTTGTTTGTTATGCGATTTCAATCAATCCCTATGACCATTTGAATCAAATAATACTTTAAAAGCCAAGACAAATCCACACATATTCACCAACTGACTACAATTGCGCCCAATTTTTGATATAATTTTCCTTAATTTTGCCAAGTCCGAAAGGTATTTTTTGTCAAAGGACTTTACATAACTTTATCGACAAAGCACCCTTATTCCAAATTTCCCCTAGATTGTATAAACCCCGTTGCGGTTTGGGGTAAAGGGGGTCAGAACGACCCCGTTGCGGTTTAGTTTAAGAAGTATTC